GAAGCAGGGGGTGCGGCAGGGGGTGCGGAAGGTGCGGCAGTCATATTTTCAACTCCTCCTGGATAAATTCAGGCTCCGGCAACTTCACCGTGTAGAGGCACGCGGTCTGTTTTGAGGGCGGTTTCCAGGCTGGACCCTGGCCGTTGGCCACCTCGCCGGTCTTCAGCAGGGCGTACATTGCGTCGCGCAGGAGGTTCATTCGTCCCTTGTGATTGGGTGCCAGCAGCTTTGCTTGATCCATTCTGGCGAACACCGTTGGCGCGTAATTGCGGGCGCCCATGGTGGCGCTGACCGGGATGTCGCCGTTGTTGTGGACGTTGAGCAGCGCCTTGAAAATTGACAGCGCGCGTTGTTCGACCGACGCCTTGTCGTAGGCGGTTTGCGGTTGCCCGCTGCTCTCAAGCTCGAACAGGCCTTCATTCCATTTCAACCGGACCTGTTGGCCGTGCGCGGTGTAGTTGGCTTTTTTGGTTTCGAGCACGCGAATGTCTTTGCTTGTCGCGATTTCGTCATCCTGCGGCGTGTAGAGGTAGAGCCGCGAGCGCACCGAATTATTCCATCCGGTTGAGCCGCTCTGGCCACTGCCCGATTGAATGCCGTGCAAACTTGGATGTGACAGCAGCAGCGTTGCGGCGTTGACTTCCATGCTGAGGCCGCGCAACAGCGAGATGCATTGCCGGGCTTGCGCGCGATCGCGCTCCTCGACCAAGAACACGTCGGCCGCGGTATCGATGCCGATCATTTTCGGTCGGATACGCCGGGCCAGTTCACAGATCGCAAACCAGAGCAATGTGGGTTTGACGATGTGATTGTTGCCGGCGACCGCGAACGCTGCGTCCTTGCCGGCCAGCGAAATAATGTGGAGGTCTTTGAGGTCGGTCCAGCTCGCACCATAGCGGCGGATAATTTTGTCCAGCCGAAAATGAATTTCGTTGACGTCATCCTCCGCTGAAATCAGCAGCACCGGACCTGGTTCAGGCAACAATCCGATCCAGTCACGACCGAGCACGGTGGCGACCGCGAGCTGTTGCATCAGCAATGTTTTGCCGATGCCGCCGTCGCCTGACAGCAGGCTGACATTGCAGGACGGCACCAGTCCCGGCACTTGCCAGCGCTGCAGCGGCACCGGCACGCCCTGCAGCGCCACCAAATCCATGACGTCGAGCGGCGGCAGATCGCTGACCGCGGGCAGCTCGCCCCATTCGGGCGGCGGTGGTTGCTGCTCTGGTGGCTTGGCCGGTGGCCGCCAATCCGGCAGCTGCTCGATAATTTCGAACAGCATCTCGGGCGAACCGCCGCCGTGCTCGAGCCAATCGGAAACGTCGCCCTTGAGCGGCATCGCCGGCCAAAATTGCACGAGCTTCAGCACCCGCACCCGTGTGGCGATGCCGTCGAGCGCCGCGGCCACCGCTTGCGCGTGATCCTGGCCGGGCAGGATCGGCCGGCCATCGTCATGAAACATCAGCTCGCCGGTCTTCGGATGTTTTTTCTGTGGGTCGTTGTCTTCGATGATCACCACGTCGGCGCCGGAAAAAAATTCGTTCAGCTCCGCACGCCACTTGCCGGCGCCGCCGGCATTGGTGGTCGCCGGAATGCCGAGCTGCCAAAGATTGTTGGCGTCCTTTTCACCCTCGACCACGAACACAACATGCTGCTCCGCCAATTGCTCAAGCAGCTCCGGCAATCGGTATGGCACGTTGCGCACGCCGCGCACCGACCACGACCAGCCACCATGATCAGGCTTGCGCTGGCGGAAATCTTTCGGATCGAGCCGACAAACCTGAAACAGCAGATGACCGATTTCGTCGGTGTAGTCATAGGTGGCAACGATGTTGAAGTGCGAGCCCTTGCCGTTATCTTTGTCCTTGGGCTTGGGCTTGCCCTTGCGCGGCGGCTGCTCGCGCTCAAGATCAAAGCCGGCCTCTTCCAGCCACTGCACGCAACGGCGCGCTTCGGTCAGCCCAGTCTCACGTTGCACCAGATCGAGCACGCCACCGCCTTCGCCGGTTTCGTGGTCGTGCCAAACACCTTTTTGCAGATCGATCGAAAAACTGCCGCGGCTGCCGTAACGAAGTTCATGATCGGATGACAGCCGCGTGTTCGGCTCGCCCAGCAGCAGGCGCGCTACGGGCTCGATCAGCGCCGCAAGGGCATGACCAGCGTCGGAAATGGTCGCCACGGGTCACCTTCCTAAGCCTTTGTGTCTGCAGCCAATCCAAGCTTTTTCGTCAAAAAATTTTTGCGGAATAATGGGGAAATCCGGATCGTCTGTTCGGGGTCGATCAGCGCCGCCTGATAACTCCAGACGGCCAACGCATCGGCAGCGTCATCGTCGGCTGCCTCCAGCCAGCCGAGCCAACGACACCGCTCGATCACCATGCGCTTGGCCTGACCCTTGGCGCACGGACCGTTAATGAAGTGCGCGCGGATGCTGGGCAGCGCGTGCCGATTCACTTTGTAGATGCCGCGCATGAAGCAGACGCCGAGCACAATTCCGTGCAACTGCGCCAGCAAGTCATGATCGACATTCGATTGCTTCTTGATGGTGTGCGGCGGCAGCAAGCCCTCGATCGCCACCACGTCGGGCAGCGGCGGCTTCAGCGTCTGAATCATCCAGTCGAGTGCGCGGCCGCAGATCGCCAGCTGTGACGCACCCTTGGTCGAGAATCGAATCGAACCGCAACGCGGCTCCTCGCCGACGCGGCCGCGGGCCCAGCCGGTCACCGTCGCAATGTCGAGGGCCAGAATGTCGGTCATGGTTGCCTAGCCCCGATCTTCTTACGGCGATCCTTTTCGTCCTCCTCCTCGATAATTCGTTCGATTTCTTTCGTGACCGAACGCATGACAATGATGTTGACCAGCATCCTGCAGTTCACAAAACCGATCGCAGCGGCCATCGTGCGCTCTGCTTTGTCGTTTCCAATCTCTCGTGCAAGCTTTTTCTGAATCTTCGCAATGCTAGTCTCAATCTCCTTCCCCACAGCGAAGGATCGCCGAGAGCTGATCTTATCCGCCACAACACTGAAATTGGCGCGCGACGTTGCAACCACACTTGCTGCCGCCAGATCGTTTTCGTCAAACTCCCGATCACACTGACTGCACAGCGCCTCGATATTTTTAATCTTCAATTGCTTCCAGATCAGGTTTGAAGCTGGTTCAACCCAATCCAACATTCGGTCTGCAATATTGTTTTTTGCCATCAGCCTAACCTACGACTGCTCCAGATATTCGCGGATTTCCTTGGCGGCGGCCTTGGTGGTCATCAGGTCTTTCTCATCGTGGCCGAGGCCGAGCGCGGTCTTGTAGTCGTACAGCTCCGGCATCAGCTCGATCAGCGGCGAGTGATGCAAACCAGGCACGGTGATGTGCACTTGGTATTCGCCCCACGGGAATTTGCGCAAACCCCGGAAGTGCATTTTCAGCGGCAGCTCGCGGCCATCCTGCAGATGCCGGATGTGCGGCCGCACCACGTGAAACACCCGTGCCCGCTTGCCTTGCGCGGTCAGCACCACGTCGCGGTCCTTGAAAAAATACGCCGACCGTTTCATGTCCAAGGCAAAGCTGGCGCACAGGCCATCGCGGGCGGTGATGGCCACGCGCACACCGGTGTCGTTGGCGTTGGCAAAGCTGGTGATGCAAATGAATGTGCGCGCGAAGTGCCGCGCCATCTGCTCATCGTCCTTGGTGCGCGGGTCGTTGCGATCGTCAAACCGCTCGCGATACCAGTCACGCATGAATTCCGGATAGTCCCATAGCTTCATCGGAATCGAGTGGGTGAACCGCATTTTGCGGGTGCGGCTGCCGTTCGAGCTGCTGGGCCGGTTGCTGGGCGAATGCTGGCCGCTGCGATAGCTGACATGCTGATAGCGCAGCTGCAGCTGCCTCAGCACCCTGACCTTGCTGGCAACGTCAACGCTGACGTAATAGCAAAGGCAAACGCCGTGCTTGCGCAGCCATTTCGGCGCGCGCCGCCTGGTCGGATGTTGCTCTGTATTGAAATCGTCGAAGTAGCATGTGACGCGATAGACCTGACCGCTGGTCGGCTCGACGTCCGCCGACGGAATCGCCACGTGCTGGAAGTAGGTCAGCCGCAGCGTGTTGCCCTCATCCAGGTCGTGATCGGCAAACGACGCCGCGCCGAAATTCGGTCGCTTGCTGGCATCATGCCACCATACCGGCAGCTCGCCGATGAAACCGATCATCCGCACCGGCATCAGGCTCATGCCGATGGTCGAGCACAGATGATAAGAATTCGGATCGGCGCCGCGCAGCCGGCGCAACGACCGGAAATACCGCGGCAGATCGTTGAGCAGCGCGCCGCGGAAATAGAACGTGCCGGCCTCCTCGACGCCAGCCCGGCTCATATCCCACACCGCACCGGCGCCAGCCGTGGCAACTTGTTGTTTGGCCCGGCGCGGGCGTGGCGGCGCTGCCGGCACATTGGGATCGCGCGGTTTGCGCTCACGCTTTTTCGGCGCACGGCCCGGCAACCAGACATCCGGCTTGCGCCGCACTTTTTGCGGCACATCGTCGTAGCGCAGCACCACCTGGTCATCATCCCGCAAATCCGCGTCGGCCGGCGGCAACGGCGTTGCCGGTGGCAGTGGCGGCGGCGGTGGCGCCTCAACCACGGCCGGCGGTGGCGGCGCCGGCAGCGGCCGGCGACGGAATATCAATAGCAGGCGGTGCCAACGCTGCACGATCGAGGCAAGAAAGCCGCTCATGTGCTGACCTCCATCACCCCCACGCGCTCCACCCACTGGCGCAGCTCTGCCATTGGGTGGAGCAACTTGTTCGGCATGAAATACGCCGGCCGAAAACCCAGCGGGTCCTGCCAGAACTCGCGACGCTTGCCTTCATGCGCAAACGCCCAGCCGGCCAGCTTGACGATCGGCAGCTCGACCCAGGCGTTGACGAACGGCACGTCATCCGGATCATCGTCGTGCAGGATCAGCCGGTAGTCGGCTTTCGAGCCGGCCCGCACGTCGATCAGGCCACCGACATCGCGCGCCTCGAAATTGTTCAGCGCGCCGCACCAGAACAGATTGAGCCAGAGCGCCGTCGCCAGCTCGCCGCAGGCGCCGTTGACGTCCATGTCCCATATCCGGCTGGCGCCGTTGCGCGGCTTGCGGCCGGCTTTCATGTTGCTGGTCAAGCGCATCACCGCCACGTGCGCGGCCATGCTGATTTGCGCATAGGTCAGAGTGACCACGATCGGGGTCGGCCCGTCATACATGGCAACCCCCTGAAATACCGGCGATTTCGGCAGCTTGACGCAGCGGCCAGAATGACCTATATAGAGCGGAGAGGAGAAATCGATGATGACGTTCGAACAGTTTCAGGCAACCCGCCGGCCATGCGCCGACCTGGGCAAAGCGCTCGATGATGCACGATGGGAAGAGGACAAATCGCCGGCCAGCGGCTTGCTCTATCTCGGCGCGCTCTACATCGAAGAGGTGCGGCCGGATTGGCCGAACAACGCCCGCGCCCGCGGCCAGTGGTATCTGATGATCGGCCGCGACGAATGGATCAGCGATGACCTGGAAAAACTGGAGCGCGAGCTTTTTGATTTCGCCATGTCGGCCGGCTACGCCGACGATAAGGCGCTGGATTCGCTGATCGACGAATATCAGCAATGGAACGAATCGCAGGGCCTCAACTTGGGCTCCGCCGACGAACATCTGTTCGACGAAAGCCTGACCGAGGCGCAGCACGCGTGGCTGCGGGACTTCTGCCGGCGCTGGGACATCGTGGAGCGCTGAATCATGACAAGCGACACCGATCGGTTTTTCAATTGGCTGGAGCGGACCGAGGCCGCGGCCTACCGCAGCACGGTCGGCAAGCGCATGACGCGCGCCGGCTTTGAAGTGCGCCACACCGGCGGCGGCTGCCTTGCCTGGGAGCGCGTCATCAACGGCTATTGTGTTTGGATCACCGTTCTTGACGGCGTCGAGCTGGGCGAGCGGCTCGATGAGCCGTACATGATCGGCGTCTACGATGCCGAATTCTGCGAGGTTGCTTGCACCGAGGCCAAGGACCTCAAGGGCATCATCAGGCTTGCCGGCGAGGCCGAGCACGACATTCCCGCGTTCATCAAGAAATATCCCTACAACACCGAGGCCGTTGTCGACCGCGCGGCGCGCGCCGGGAGCTGAACCATGACCGACGAACAGCGCAAAAAGCTGCACGCGCTCGCCGAGGCGGCGCGCCCCCAGCCGATCTTTCCGCCCGGCAATCGCGAGCGCGACGGCGGCGATGACTGGGGCTCCGATCGGCAAGCCGCGGCGGAGGAAGCCTTTCACATCTTCGCCCGCGAGCTTGGCATCGACATATCCGACGCCGACATGGCGACCGAGGAAATGATCGATGAGGTGCTGCGCCGCGCGGCGCACACCGGGAGCTGATGCTGCGGCAGAGCGTTTCATAATTGCTCCACCGCTTCGATCCGGCTGAGTATCCAGCGCACCACCGGCACCGCCATCGAATTGCCCAGCGCCTTGTAGCGCGGGCCGTCGGAAACCGGCCGGCCGCGATAATTCACCAGCGTGTAATCGTCGGGGAAGCCCTGCAGCCGCTCGCACTCGCGCGGCGTCAGCCGCCGCACCATGCCGGTGCCGACCGTGGCGACAAAGCTCTCGCTTTCGAAATCGAAATGGCCGCTGCCGCCCTTGGCGCGACAAGCCGTCGCCACGTCAATCGGCCCGACGGTGTTGTTGCCGCCGAACACCAAATTGTGCATGCGGAAATTGTTGGTGCCTTCGTGGGTGTAGGTCTTGGCTTCGTTGGCGCTGATCGGGTCGGCCACGTCGGCGGTCACGCCGTCGCATTCGCTCCCGCCTGCAGCGCCGCCTGCAATTGCCGCGGCAGCTCCTTGCCCCGGCTGGCGGCGCGGCGGATGATGCCCGCACAAGCTTTCCGGCTCAAAAAGTACCGCGGCGACACGTCGCCAGTCTCCAAGGTGTCCGACAAAAAACAGACGCTCGCGCCGCTGCGCCACTCCGGTCCATTGCGCGTCCAGGCTTGCCCATGCGCCAGAATACCCGAGTTCATCCACCGTCCGGACAAAGGCACCAAAGTCCCGTCCATCTCCTGATGACAGGAGTCCGGGCACATTCTCAAAGGCGAACCAAGCGGGTTTAAGTCGGTCAACAATTCCCAGGGCGATGAGCGCCAAGTTACCGCGCGGATCATCCAGGCCAAGACGTTCTCCGGCGATGCTGAATGACTGGCAGGGGCTTCCGAAAACAATGATGTCTGGCCGTCCGACGGCTTCGGCCCTTTGCGTGAAGTCATGGGCGTTGACATCTCCGAGGTTGATCGATTGCGGATGCCGCAAGCACAGCACCGCGTTCGGAAATTGCTCGACTTCGGCATGCCACAGCCAGCGCCAATGCGGCATGGCAACCTCTGGCGCACCGATTCCGGAAAACAGCGTGGCCGCATTCATGCTTTGACCGGCTCCGGTTGCTTTTGCTTTTTCTCCAGCGCTTCCAGCACCACCTCCGCCATGGCGCGATCGAGCACGATCACGCCGGCCTGACGGCCGGTCGGTCCGCGCCAGACCAGGTCGGCGCGAATCTTTTTGATCGCCTTGGCCAGCTCGCTCATACGATCGCCTCATCGTCTTCGCACTCGACGCACAGCATGTGATATTCCCGCATGATCAACGGATCGGTCTGGCCGTCGCGGATCAATGACTCGGCGGCCTTGCGGGCCGGCGCTTCGTCTTCGAACATGGCGATGCCGCAATGGTCGCAGCGCAGCGTCATCGCAAACGTCACCCAGCGCCGCACCAGCATGCGGTCGAGCGCTTCCGCGGCCATGGCTCAGTCCTCCAGCTTGAACAACGTGTGCTGGCGGCCGAACTTTTCCTTGGGCGGCGGCGGCGCGAAGGCTTTTTCGGCGGCGTCGACTTCGTCGCGCAGCGCTTTGAAAATCGCCTCGAGCTGCTCTTGATTGAAGGCGTAGCTGGTACGGCGGGCGAGCTTACCGATTTGCCGAATTCGCCATATCGTCGCCGATACTCGCGCTTCGGCGAGTTCGCGGAATTTTCTGGCCTTGTCGAGGTCGCGCGTGGGCGTGGTCTGGTCCATGGTGTCCCCTTTTCATGGTGCGGCGTTCAATCCAGTAGCGGCAGTACGCGCGGCCGCGGTTGCTGCCGATCTTCCAGTCGGTGTCCTGCAACAGCATGTTGATCGCCCACACGTGGGCCTTGAGCGCTTGGCGACCGACGTTGCGGCTGGCGAAAATCAGCTCGAACAAATCCGCGGCGGCGATACCGTCAGGCCCGGCGCGCTTGATGCAATCGAACAGCCGCGCCCGCAGCGGGCCCAAGCGCACGCCAAGCCGGTAGGCGGTCAGCAGCTGCCCGCAACTCGGACACGTCGGTCGGCGCTCGTCGGGGATCATCAGCTTAGCCGCTGCTCAAGTTGTCGAGGTCTTCGCTGCGCGCCGCCGGATGGCGATCGACCGCCGCCTGGCCCAACGGTGTGTCGAGGAATTCGCCGAGCGCCTCTTTCATCTGAAGGAAATCGGCGTGATCGTCCTCCTCGAGCTTGGCGATTTTTTCCTCGATCTTGCGCTCGCTGCGGTGCTGGGCGACCACGGTGCGAAAGCTCGCCATGTTCAGGCCGGCCTCTTTGGCCGCTTTCATGGTGTCGCGAATCCGCGCCCGCGGGCCCTTGCACTTGGCCATGTGGTCGCTGGCCAGCGTCAACAGCGTGTCATCTTCGCGATCGATGGCATCAAGGAACCGGCTGATCTGCTCAGCGTCGAACTGGTTTGACCCCGTGGCACGCGCCATGCATGTGCTCCCTGACGGTAATAGGATGCCGCGCACGCAGGGGCGAACCCCGGCGCGGCGTTGAATCGATAGCAAAAAGTCAGCTTAGAGCTTTACCTTGCGACCGCTGACCGGCTTAGGCAAGCGAAGCCGCATTGCGAAATTTGAAACGCAGATGTGCATTTTCACAAGAGTTAGTTTTGTAATCCAAAGGATCAAAAATTCGAACCCTGCAATGTCAATTATGCCGATGCCATCGGCGTATCTGAACTTTCATCTGCATTTCATTAGCAAATTATCTGCATCAAGTTTCATGTTGTCATCTGCAATAGGTTGCCCATGATCCGCGACACGAGCTAGGCGACCTTCTTGTTCTGCGTGCGGCGTTCCTGCTCCCCGATTTTGCTCCCTATCGACATTGGAACCCGTTCTCTAGACGGTGGTCTGCCGAGCTTCCGACGAAAATGTCTGGAGCCTGCGATGAAATTGCCGCGGCCACGCCGTCTGCAAATCCAGAAGCATCGCATCGTCACGCGTGAGCAATGGTTGGCGCTGCGCGAAGGCGACATCACCGCGTCAGTGGTCGCGGCGCTGTTCGGCCTGCACCCGTACGAAACCGCGATGGGCCTGTTCGCCAAACATACCGGCGTCGCCATGCCGGAGGTCGAGGACACGATCGCGATGCGCCGCGGCCGGCTGCTGGAGAACGCAGTCGCGCAAGCATTCCTGGAGGAGCACCCAGGCTGGAAAATCAACAAGGCGCACCTCTACGCCCGCGCGCCGAAGCTGCGGCTGGGCTGCACGCCGGATTTCCACGTCATCGACCCGGCCGGCAAAAAAGGCGTCCTGCAAACCAAAACCACCGCGCCGCATGTGTTTCGACGGAGCTGGACCGAGGACACGCCGCCGACTTGGGTGACGCTGCAGGCGCTCACGGAAATGATGCTGATGAAGGTGGAGCTGGGGCTGATCGCCGCGCTGGTGTGCGATGGCTATCAGTTCAAGCTCTACACCTACGTCGTGCCGCGGCACCCGGCGGCCGAGCGGCGCATCCAGGACACCGTCGAACAATTCTGGTCGGACATCGCCGCCGGCCGCGCGCCCAAGCTCGACTTCGATCGCGACGCGGCGCTGTTGCCGATCATCTATCCGCGCGAGCAGCCCGGCAAGGTCGCCGATCTTCGCACCGACAACAATTTGCCTGTTCTGTTGGCCGAACGCGAGCAGCTGAAAGAACAACTCGCCGAACTTGAGAAGCGCCGCGATGCCATCGAAACCGAAGTGAAATTTCGGCTGCAGGATTCCGAGGCGGCAATCGTTCAAGGCTGGCGGCTCACCTACAAGCTGCAAACCAGAAAGCAATATGTCGTGCCGGAAAAAAGTTTCCGTGTTTTGCGAGCCATCAAAGACGAATCCGACGAACGTGCTGCATAAAAAAACCGAGGAGAACCCAACCAATGCTCGACGTGACCACACCACCGATGACCAAGCTGGAGACTGAGCCGCCAATCAGCGGAAAGGTGACTTTCAGAGTCGTCGGCATCAAGCCGCTGCTCACCCATAACCCGGCATCAATTGGCGCCAACGTCGACGCCAAGCGCGGCACGCGCATCCCGGAGCCGGAGGTTGAGGCAGAGGCCGGCACCTATCGTGACGAAAATGGCAATCTTTGCATGAAGGGCGAAATGTTTGTCGGCGCGGTGCTGGCTGCAGCATCGGCCTGGAAGATCAAGCGCGCTTCAATGCGCAGTGCGCTTGCTCATATCAGCGCCGTCGAGGATTTGGTGCCACTCGTGCATCCGGTCGATGGCAGTCCGCTGACCAGTTACGCCATCGATCGCCGCCGCGTTCGCGTCATGCGCGCCGGTGTCGTGCGTGCCAGACCAAAATTCGAACAATGGTCGGCGACGTGCACGATCGAACACGACATTCAGCTGATCAAAAACCCGCGGTTGATCGTCGACATTCTGGCCGACGCCGGAAATCGAATTGGATGTGGAGATTACCGACCACGTTTCGGTCGCTTCCGCGTCGTGGAGTACGCGATTCATTGAGGCGGGGCGAGCTGAGGCACGGCAAGGCAGGGAATAGTTCAAATGAATTTTTCAACGGCAGCAATTTGGCGAGGCACGGCGAGGCATGGCAAGCCTTGGCAAGGCTTGGCGGGGCGAGGCGCGGCGCGGCGCGGCAAGGCAGGGAATTGTTTTCAAAGATTGCAGTCAGGTTTTTGGCGCGGTCAGGTCAGGCGAGGCTTGGCTTGGTCAGGTCCGGCTCGGCGCGGTCTGGCCGGGTGCGGCGGGGCACGGCAAGGCGAGGCAGGGAATAGTTCATCAATTTTTGCGGCGGGGTCAGGCAAGCCGTGGCTAGGCGTGGCGAGGCGCGGCCGGGCACGGCAGGGCAAGGCAGGGATTTGTTCAATCGATTTTTGCGACGGCCTTATTAGGCAGGGCTTGGCGAGGCGTGGCCTGGTCGGGCGAGGCGCGGCGTGGCACGGCAGGGATTCGTTCAATCGATTTTTTGCGGCGAGGCGCGGCTGGGTGCGGCCGGGCTGGGTTTGGTCAGGTGCGGCCGGCTATGGCGAGGCACGGCAAGGCAGGGATTCGATCAATCAATTTTTTACGGCGGGGCGCGGCATGGCGAGGCGCGGCCGGGCATGGCACGGCGCGGTTGGGTCTGGCGCGGCGCGGCAAGGCAGGGAATTGTTTTCAAATTTTCAGGTTGGGTCCGGCAGGGCGCGGCTGGGCAAGCCAAGGCTCGGCGCGGTCGGGTCTGGTTCGGCTGGGCGGGGCACGGCGAGGCAAGGCAGGGATTCGTTCAATCAATTTTCGGGCGAGGCCGGGTTGGGCGCGGCTAGGTCTGGCGAGGCCGGGCGTGGCGGGGCGAGGTCTGGCAAGGCAAGGCAGGGATTCGTCCAATCCATTTTTTGCGGCTCCGGCAGGGCCCGGCTCGGTTGGGCACGGTCGGGTGCGGCGGGGCGTGGCACGGCAAGGCAGGGAATTGAAAAATGAAAATGCTTCTCAGTCAGATCATCATCGACGACAGCATTTATCCGAGAGGCTCTGGCGTCAATGACTTCAACACCACGCGGCTGGTTCATGCCGCGAAAGCTGGAGCCACATTCCCTCCGTTGACTGTGGACTCGGTGACGTACCGACTGGTCGACGGCCGTCATCGCTATCTCGCCTACAAACGGCTCGACCTCACCGAGTGCGAAGTCGAACTGAAGACCTACGCCAGTGAGGCCGACCTTTATGCCGACGCCGTGCGGCTGAACGTCGGACATGGCGATCAGCTCGACCAGTATTCGGTGCGCAACGCGATCATCCGTCTGCTGGAGTACGGCTACGAGCGCAATCAGATTTCCGAAGTCGTGCGGCTGCCGCTTGATCAGATCGACAAGATCGAACGCGGCTTCGCCACTTCAGCCAGCGACGGCAGGCCGATCGCGCTGAAGGGCGGGCTCGATCATCTGCACGGCCGCGCGCTGACCGACCATCAGCAAGACCTCAACCGGAGATACAGCGGGCTGAAAGCCACGTTCCACGCGCGGCAGCTCGCCGATTTGTTGGAAGCCAAGATGTGGCCAAGCACCGCCGCGTTCGCTGAGCAGATGGATCGCATCGTCCACGCCTGGACAGCCATCAACAAGGCGCAGCAACGCAGCGCGAAATCCAAACCAGCAGCGACAGCATCAACAACAACAACGACATCCTGAACCGGAGATTTGGAAATGACCGACACGCACACCACGCGCAACGAAATCACCAAAGGCGGCGAGATGCCGCTGGCTGTCAAAACGCTGCGCGAAGACCTCGGTCGGATGATGGACCAGTTCAAGTACGCGCTGCCGGCACACATTCCGGCCGAGCGCTTCATTCGCGTGGTGATGACCGCGGTCCAGCGCAATCCGAAATTGCTCCGCTGCACGCGGCAGAGTTTTTTCAACGCCTGCATGTCAGCCGCCAACGACGGCTTGCTGCCCGACGGTCGCGAAGGCGCGATCGTGCCATTTTCCGAGGATGAGGATGGCCGCGGCGGCAAATCCGATCAGGCCGGATGGATACCGATGGTGGCCGGGCTGCGCAAGAAAGTGCGCAACGCCGGAATTCTCAGCGATTGGAATGTGCAAGTGGTCCAGGAAGGCGACCAGTTCGATTATGCGCTGGGCGACACTCCGTACATCCATCACAAGCCCGCACCGACCGGCGGCCGCGCCCGCAAGGTGCTGTTCGCTTACAGCATCGCGACTTTTCCGGACGGCACCAAGTCTAGGGAGGTGATGAACTTCGACCAGATCGAAGACATCAGGAAAAAATCCAAAGCCAAGCGCGGGCCGTGGTCGGACCCGACGTTCTATCCGGAAATGGCGCGCAAGACCGTGGCGCGCTTGCACTCAAAGCAACTGCCGCAGTCGACCGACCTCGATCGACTCTTGCAGCGCGACGATGCGCTCTACGATTTCACCGGTGCCGGCGACAAGCGTGAAGCCATCGCACCAGCACAGCGGCCGTCCTCCGTCGCGGCGGCCCTCGACCAGTTCGGCGGCGGCGCCGAAGACGCGCCGTCACCACCGAAGTCCTCGCCGGCAAATGCTCCACTTGGATCACTGGGGACCGAGCCGGCGCCGGCCCAAAGCGAGCCCCCGCAGCAAAACTCCGACGCTTCCACCGCCGAGCAATCGGCGGACACCTCGGACCCTGCTGCGGCGGCCGCTGAGGCCGCATGGGAAAGGGGCATGAAGGCCAAAGCCGACGGCCACGCCCGCAAGGCCATTCCCGGCGAATACCGTGGCCAGGACGCCACCGCGCTGGCGGCGGCTTGGCTGAAGGGCTGGGACGGAATCCCGCTTAGCAATGCGGGGTAGACCCCCCGCAGCGGGCCCGGCAGGCCTCTCGTGCAGTCTGTCGGCCACCGGGCCCGCACCGAATAGGACGCGTGATGAGGTTCGCCGTCGCCATGCTGCTGTTGTTGATCACCGCGACGGTGGCGGCGGCGATCGACTGCCGCTCGAGCCGCGGCGGCGGCGGTTACCAGAGTTGGCGATATGTGGATGGCCGGAAATGCTGGTACGTCGGCCGGCCCGGAATGCCGAAGTCGCGGCTGCACTGGCGCACCACCGCGCGGCCGCAGCCGGTGCCGCTGCCGCGCTACGAAACGGTCACGGTCGATCCGCGCTGGCTCCGCGCCGAGTCGTTCGAGCAGGGCGATACCGCCGACGATACCGCCGACCCGCCGACCGAGCTGTTATTCCTCGATCGCTGGCTCGCGGTGCCGCTGCAGCCGGTGCGCGAGCCTCAGCCCGAGAACGACCCGCCGCCGCCGACTCCTCTTCCCCAGCCTCCCACGGATCCGGACCTCGAGCCGGCCGCGCAGGCTAAGCAACGGCGCAGCAGCATGCTCGCCGACTCGCAGCCCAGGAAACGCAGCTAGAGCACAGCCAGCGGCGCTGGTATCGTCGGCGGTCGCTCGTCGATGGCAGGGGGACTGCCGCGACGGGCCTCTAGCTATGTCCACGTACGTGAACCCCGTCGATCCGCCCGACCTCGGCATGCTGCCGACCTTCCGACGCCTGCTCCGGCTCTGGCGCGAGCAGTGGAAGCTCGGCGTCTTCGCGCTCTCGTGCTCGTTCCTCTACACGCTGATCTCGATCACGATCCCGATCCTGATTCAGCGCGCGATCGACAACTCGATCGACGTGAGCAACCCCCACCGGGATCCGCTCTGGCCCTACCTCACGATCATCGCGGCGCTCGCCAGCCTCCGCTTCGTCATC